ATTACCCAAGATGACTACGATGCAGCCATCAAAGCAGCCCAAGAAAGAATAAAAACAATTAAAGGGGAGGTAATAGAAGTAGATGATAACTGAAGACTACGATGATTTATTTGACAAAATCCGAGGCAATCTCGGGGAACACTTTTCGAACTATATGTTTATAGTTATGGATGAAGACGGGGATTTATTCTACGATTACACGAACCCGAAGGTGGGCCGAATGTTAATCAAGGAAACTAAAGAAGATATGGAAAGTGACGTTGGGATAGACATAATATGGACGGAGGACATAGAAGAAGAAGATGACACTTGAGTTCACCAAACATCCCATTCTCCAGCCCCCTACGGACGAAGAGATTATATTGTTAGCCCAGAATGACCCCAAGACTCTGGAGGCATTATGGACTGCCCACGAGGGCAGAATCCAGGCAGCAGAGGAGGATCCGTTACGTTACGGGTTTGATCTTGACGGCTGGGGCCGTATGAGAGATGGCCTCAGTAAAAACAACGAGTGCCTTGTGCTCGGGGGTAATAGATCGGGGAAAACAACGGGATGTGCAAAGATGGTCATGGAAGCAGTGACTTCATCAAAGGACGGGCACATTGTTTGCTTCAGCCAGAATCAGGACACTAGTGTTAAGATCCAGCAGGCAGCCATCTGGGAGATGATGCCTAAAGAGTTCAAACGTAAAACCAAAAGTATAGACGGATATATTAACTTCTCTATGCAGAACGGATTTACGGGATCTAGCTTTATCTTCCCTGACACTAAAACTCGGGTAGACTTCAAGACTTATACCCAGTACAGCAATAATCAGACAATATTAGAAGGTTTTGAGTTCGGGTTCAAGAATGCACAAGGACTGAATCTCGGGGCCTGGCTGGACGAGTACCTCGGGGATGCAGCACTGGTAAATACTCTACGATTTAGATTAGCTACCAGAAATGCAAAGATGGTAATTGGGTTCACCCCGATTGACGGGTACACCCCGTTTATATCTGAGTTCCTCAAAGGTGCCGAAACTATAGAGACACGGCCAGCAAAACTCCTCAATGACAAAGAGGTGCCGATTCGGCAGTACAGCACGTCCCGTGATGCACAGGTTTGTTATTTGCATTCGGACGAAAACCCGTTCGGGGGGTACAAACGTATAGCAAAGGACCTAGAGGGACGGCCCGAAGAGGAGATACTGGTCCGTGCATACGGGGTTCCAGTCAAATCCATGACTTCATTGCTTCCTTTATTCAACACAGAAGTCAATGTATTGTCCGATGTACCCAACCGATACGGCATGACCTTCCCTGATATAAAATCACAAAGTGACAAATACAGCATATACCACGTGGTTGACCCTGCTGGAGCCAGAAATTACGTAGCATTGTGGGCTGCAGTCAATTCAGAAGGGGAAGTGTACATTATGAAGGAGTGGCCAGACCGTCCAACCTTCGGAGAGTGGGCAGAGTTCGGGGATCCCAAGTGGAAATACGGACCAGCAGCTAAAAAAATCGGGCTCAACGTAGAAGGATACGTGAATTTATTCAAAGAAATAGAAAAAGAGCTCGGGGTTGAGGTATTTGAACGTATCGGGGACTCTAGATTCTTTGCAAAAGAAAACGAAAACAATGATGACCTCTTTACATCGTTTGGTGATTACGAAATGCATTTTGTCCCGTCAGATGGTAGGATGGAAGAGATAGGGATAAATGCCCTTGACGAGTGGTTTTCGTATAATCCAAACGAAACAGTTGACCAAGCAAACAAGCCATTGTGTTTTATACACAAGGATTGTGGTAATTTAATTGACTCCTTAATAAACTACAACTCACAGGGTAAATCAGACGAAGCACTAAAGGATTTTTTTGATCTAATGAGGTACTTACGTATGAGTAACGGTGGGGATGGCCCCGACCACGTAACCTCTGGAGATTTAAGGGCTACATTATACACAAAGGGAGGATATTAATGCCAAAGAAAAAGTTAACAGAATTAGCACAAGAATACGAAATCAGTTTTGAGGAAGCTCAAGACTTTGTATCCATTAACTTAGCAGAGGAAATGGTTACAGGAAAAGGCAAAAACACTTGGATCAATGACGATGGTCAAAAGGTTTTTGAAGAAATGATACCAATTAACATATTGTACAGGGGTAAATGTGTAGCACTTGCACCGAATCCAGCTTATATTATGGTTCACGTACAAGAGCTTGGTAAAAAAGTAAAAGTAAAGATACCACTTAGGTTCTCAAAAAATATGTTGGGTAAAATTGTACACATAGAGGCAGACAATAAAGGTCCAGAGCCCACGTACAATTACCGTGTACCAACTATGTCTTGAGCAATGTGATACAATTATAACAAAATGCACAACGATAATATTTCTGAGTCCTTAACGTACAAAAGCAAAGAACCCGATGTGAAAACATTGAGGTATGCTTATGACCAAACAGTAACCGAGCTTGAGGCATACTTTGACCTTTGCCGAACTTCTTACGATGAACGTAGGAATTTTTGGCCAGGTAAAAGCCGTGACCACAGAAAGCACGGGTCTGATGCATTCCCATGGGAAGGAGCATCCGATGTTGAGTCCCACGTTATAGACGAACGTATTACAAGATTAGTTTCTATTTTTAGTAGTGCATTGAATAGAGCTAACATACGTGCATTTCCTGTAGGAGTAGGAGATATACCACGATCTAAAATAGTAACCAGCTTTTTGAAGTGGATGGTATCCTCTGGGTACATTCCTAGATTTAAAAAAGAAATGGAGCTAGGTGCCAACTATCTACTAGAACGTGGATTGTTGATTACATACGTAGGGTGGTTACGAGAAGATCGTACGTACTTACAGAAGTTAGATATAAATCAAATGGCACAAATATCACCTGAGCTTGTTGCATTGATAAACTCAGAGGAACAGGATGAATCCATTATTCAGTTAATGATTCAAACTATGCCTGGAGTCAATGAGTCCAGAGCAAAGAAAGCACTGAACGAGTTACGTAACTTTGGAGAAGCAGAGATACCTGTTGTTCGTAGACAAGTTGATGCACCAGAGGTAAAGACACTGGCACCAGATGGTGACTTTTTCTTTCCTCCGTACGTAACGGATCCACAACGTGCACCGTATTGTTTTTGGAAAACGTACTACACTACACAAGAGTTAGAAAACAAAATTAGCACAGAGGGATGGGACAAAGACTTTGTTGAGTACGTTATTGATAAATACAGAGGAGTAAACATTGACTCCATTGAAAGAGAACAAGAAGGACGTAGAAGTATTTCACTTACTGACAATGCATACGAAGCAGAAGAACTAATTGAAATTATACACGGGTACCAACGATTGATTGATCCAGATGATGGGTCCGAAGGTATCTACGAAACTGTATTCCATAGGGAGTTCAGTGGAAATGAATTTGCACCAGGATTTGCAAAGTTTGAAATTTTAAACGGATACGAGGATTACCCCGTAGTTGTAACTAAACTATCTGAGGATAGTAAACGTCTTTATGACACTATGACTATTCCTGATCTGTTACGTGGGATACAAAATCAAGTTAAAGTAGAAAGAGACTCAAGAATAGACAGGAATAGCATAGCTACTTTACCTCCTTTACTACACCCAGTTGGTCAAGCACCTAGTGACTGGGGACCTGGCAGACGTATTCCGTACAGACGTAAGGACGATTATATTTTTGCAGATGTTCCTACATTTAATGCTGGCTCCGTAGAAATGGAAGAAACAATGCTGTCCCAAGCTGACAGACTTGTAGGCCTAGATGAAACTTCTAACATCAGTGTAATACGTAGACAGTTTCTAGTGGACAAGTACCTACAGCACAGTGCAGAAGTTTTGAAACAGTGCTTTAGATGTTTCCAACGTTTTGGACCAGATAGTATATTTTTTAGAGTTACTGGATCCCCTGACCCAGTTAACTTTCCAAAAGGAAATGCAGAAGAAAACTACGATGTTATCATTAACTACGATGTATTAAACAGTGACAGGGAAATGCAAGAAACTAAATTACAACAAATAGTTAACCTTACTTCATTGGACTCAAATGGAAGAATCAATATGCAAGGTTTACTAGATGCAATGGCTAATGCCATTGACCCCGTACTAGCAGATGCAATACTACAACCTGCAGAAGATGCTAGAGAACAAATTGTGAAAGATGTTACCGATGACTTGGCTAAGATATTTGCAGGTATAGAAATGCCTGCACGTCCTACTGGAGCACAAGTTGCTATGGAAATTATACAGTCCTATGCACAGCAGCCTGACATTGCACAGAAGTTGCAAACAGATCAGGCCTTTGCACAACGTATACAAAAGTATACTGCACAGTATCAGTTCCAAATGCAGCAACAACAAAATGCACAGATAGGTAGATTAGGCACAAACCCAGCACAAATGGGATCAGTCAACACTCAAAACATGGCACAATGACGTTAGAAGAAGATATAAAAACATTACATAATCACGAATCGTTTGCACGTTTTATAGAAACGATTTATACATTACGGGAAGAAGCAATTGCATCACTGCACGAGGCTGACACGGAAAAGCTGCAGCAAGTATCAGGTATGATATTATGCTATGACCAAATTCTACAAATGGTAGATTGGAACGGATTGCAACTAAAACATATGGAAAGGTTACGTGGGCACTTGTAAGCAGTGTTATAATACTTTTATCGGCATCTCTCCAGCCGTCAAGGGAGTGGAAAAATTATGACAGATGAAATCAATACTGGTAACTCTGAGCCAGAACCAAAGTCAGTGGACAACATATCACCGTCTGAGTTAATAAACAGACGTTCCCAGCCACAAGCTGGTAATGAAGTAGAGCAACCAAAAGTGCAAGAAGAAGGTGCAACCGAGAGTACACCTGAAGCAAACACTCAAAGCCAATCTACAGATGTTCTTTCAAATATGGATTTGGACAATATGTCCGAGGCAGAACTAAAAGAAATTGGTCAAAAACTAGGAACCAAAGCTGTTGCTAGATTTGGTGAACTAACTGCAAGAAGAAAGCAAGCAGAGGAAAAGATGCAATTAATGCAAAAGGAACTATCCGATCTAAAAAATCAGAAGGATAAAGAAGTTCCAGTTGTAGCAGACAATCCCTTGAAAAATATATCAAGTGCTGCAGAACTTCAAAAGCATCGTAGTTCAGCAAACGAAGTGGTAGAATGGGCAGAAAATCTTCTTGATGAACACGAAGATTATCGTAGTTCCGATGTTATTGCTGAAATTGATGGGAAAGAGTATACGAAGGCTGAGGTCAAGAAAACACTTAAAAACTCACGTAATATGCTAAATAAGTTCATTCCTGCACAAGCTGCAGTAATACAACGTAATGTTAGTACCGTGAATACAACAAAGGCTTTTCAACGAAGAGCTATACAAGAGTTTGAATGGCTGAAAGATTCTAAAAATGCAAAAGCCCAAAAGTACAAAGCAATGCTAAATGACAAACGTATTGCAAACCTAGCAAGTACCAATCCTGAGTTAAGTGCACAAATGCCTTACTTGCTTGCTCATGCAGCCAACAGTATGTTCAGTAGACAACCAGTTGACCCAAAGAAAGCTGGTATTACACCACCACGTTCTGTAGGTAACACAGCAGCAAAACCAGAAAGAAAGCCATCTACCTTATCTGCTAGTCAGAAAGAGGTTAGTCAACGTTTTAAAAATTCAGGCAACGTTAATGATTTCATTGCTCTCAGAACCTTACAAAAATCAAGATAACAAACAAAATTAGAAAGATCATATTATGTCGTTTTCAGATACATTCGACCCGACACGTACCCCACTAACGGGGCCAGGATCTGCTGTTTCCAATCGTGAGGATTTGACTGATGTCTTAACAATCCTTGCCCCTGAGGAAACTCCAGTCCTTTCGTCTGCTTCTAAACAAAAAGCTAATGCTACATTTGTTGAGTGGACTGTTGATAAGTTAGCTGACCCTGTTACATCAGGTATCAGTGAAGGAGCTGATGTCACAGCATTTACAGATAAATTCGGTAGCCGTGCACGTCTAGGTAATTACATTCAAAAGTTCCGTAGAGATTACATGGTATCAGATCTACAAGAAGCTGTAGATTCTGTAGGCCCTGCTAAAGTTGCACAAGCTGAAGCAAAAGCTATCCGTGAGTTAAAACGAGACATTGAAGCTACAATTACTGGAGACGGTGATCGTAATGCAGAAAATGGTACTACCCAACCTTACACCCTTCGTGGTTTAGGCCGTTGGTTAGAAGCTAATGCAGGAGACACTGACGTACCTTCTGACTTCCGTACACCTGATGGTTCACGTAGTGCAGACGGTTCTTCTATTACAGAGACAACATTCAATACACTTATTCGTTCAATCTACGAACAAACAGGTGATGTTCAGAACTTGACTCTAGTAGCTGACACCAACTTACGTACACGTATCTCAGATTTTGCCCGTATTTCAGGAGCATCTGATGCAAGTACAGTAATGAGAAACGTGAACTATGACGGTAACAACTCAACAATTAAATTATCAGTTGAGATCTATCAGTCAGACTTCGGAACTGTAACAATCGTGAACAGCAATCCTAAGTGTACACCAGACACAGCCAACCAAGCTCGTGGTTACTTCGTTAACCCTGAGTACTATGGTATCCACGACTTAATCCCAATGGGATCAACTCGTCTACCTAACATGGGTGGTGGTGAACGTGGTTACGTTGATTGCTCATTGACTCTAGGTGTTTATCACCCAGCAGCTCACGGTATGATAACATCAAGCTAAAGAAAGGATTAAAACATTATGAGTACACAAGCACTTAAAAATGGAAAAACAATCCAGGAATTAACTGGTTACACCGATTCAATTCGTTTTACTACTGATGATTTAACAACAGCAGGTACTACACAAACTTTAACCCTAGACATCAAAGCTGGGCAACAAGTTCGTTCAGTAGCCTACAAGTTGCATACTGCCTTTTCTGGTGGTTCTGCTACTTCTGTTACTATTGACGTAGGAGACGGAACAGATCCTGATGGATACATTGATGCAGAGTCTATCTTCACTGGTGGCAATGCTTATGGACCAAGTGCTGCAGATGCAGAGCTAGGAATCAAAGGCAAGGTTTATGCAGTAGATGATACACTTGATTTCTTATTCACTTCAGACGTTAATGTTAATGCATTAACTGCTGGTGATATTGAAATCTTTTTCAACATTGTTGACGTGGACCAATTTGCTGGCCGTCAAGCAAGCTAAATAATCTCGGTTTGGGGGCTTCGGCCCCCAGCCTTTTATTTTATGACTAACATTATTACAAACGTACCAAGAAGTATGGTTGACGGAGAAGTTGATGAGGCCTTCATGAAGGAGATTCTTAACGGCTTTGAAGTTGAACGTAGAACGGAAGAAGAACGAGTAGCTAGAGCTAGACTAGAAGCTAAAGAGCACGTAGGTAAAACTCACCCGATATTCGGAAAGTGTGTAGCTACTATGCCTGCTAGAGAATACTTTAGATTAATAGGCAAGTACGGGGATGAAGAAGTTAAGTCACAAGAATTTTTACAATATTTTAATAAAAACTTTAAGGACCTAAGTCCTAACCAAGCATAATGCAAACAAGAACCTACGGAGATCTTTTTAAATTAATACAGTCCCTAGCTGGTGTGCAGTCATTTGCATCATCAGAACAGGATGATATTGCAAGTTTTATTAACCGTAGGTTTTATACTGCATACAATAGTAGCCAAGCATGGCCCAGGTATTTAGTTCCTAATGAAGAAAGAATACTTGCTTCTATTAAAGTAAGTGGAATTACAAATGATCCTCCAGGTGCAGGTGCAAGTAATGCTACATCATACAACGGGCTCTATTACAAAATTGGTAACGACAACAGCAGTAAAGAAAATCCCGTTTACGTTACAGTTAATCCAACTTCTACAACGAGTGCAACTACTCAAAATAAAACTTCGTTTTTTTACAAGGAGTCAAGTGCTCTAGAAAGATGGGTTTTTGCTGCTGGAAGCTACGGTAGAAATCAAGATGGTTCCATAGCCGTAACCCCAAGTGTTACACTACGAGATCAAAAATACGATGATGTAAAGTACGACAATCCTTGGGATGTTGTTTGGGATAACGACAGAACACAATTTGCCCCAGGTTTATTATCTGTAGAAAATGTACAAACAGTAGGTTACGGAGAAACAATAAAGTTATTTTCTTCTAACCAAACTCAATTTGGATTTAAGGATACTATTGGAGAGTTTGTAAAAATATTCAGAGATAAACCACTAGTAAATAGATCCGTTTCTGAATACGATTTTTACGTAGATGAAGATGGAGCTCATATTCTTAATGTAAAAGATTCAAGCACGTCAGATGTGTACGTTACGTACAAAAAGAAGTTTGAAAAATTTACAACTTCTTCTGATTATTCTAGTTCAACCGAAGAAGTACCGTTAGAGTTTTTTGCATATATAGCACACGGTGCTTATGCAGACTTTTTAACAATGGATGGACAAACATCTAAAGCTATTGTAGAATCTGACAGAGCTGAAGAGCACCTTTTCAAAGAACTTGAACGTATTGATATAATATCTAATAACAACCGTCCAGTAACTAAATTTTCAACTTACGTAAACAAACAAGCTAGATGAACAACTCAAGAGTAACAAACTTATACCCAGCCATAAATCCAGATATGGCAGATATGCAAATGTTGTCCGTAACAACGAGTTCAAACTCGGTGTTTGGTACATTCCAAGATACAACACGTTATGTATCACTAGATGTGCAGGACAATGATGTATATGTGACATACGATGGTGAAAATCCAAGTGCTTCGTTAGGTCACATTCTATATGCAGGTAATGCTTACACATGGCACATTGATACAGCTAAAGCAGCTAAGTTCAATTCTGTCGGTGGTACAGCAGTAATAGCAGCATCGGAATTTACTGACTAATGTCAATTGCATCACAGGCACACGTCAATGTTCTGAGAGGAACTTTGGGTTCTGCATTTGTAGATGGAAGGCCTGGGGGTGACAATGAGTTGATTCCAAGCATTCCAGGAAATGCTTTGGAGAACCCTACTTTTGATGTTACTGAAAGCAGTGCACCAAATGGAGCCACCTTTAATGGTGTTGTTGAGTGGGGTGGTAAATGGGGTCATTACGGACAATTATATGTTTCGTCTGGAGATGCAAAAACTTATACGGGTAATGCTTACTTAGCAAACTTCCCTGCCTTTAAGGATTTAGGTTATTCAAATTTAGGTGATCAACCCAAGGTTTTAAGTTTATACGGAGCTGGTACTAATTTTCCTGCAGTAACAGGAGATCAGGCAAATGATGACAATACACGTTCTTATACAGAGTTTAACCTCCAAGGTATGTCATCTTCAGCTGGTGCACAGACTTATCCGAGTGCAAATGCTTGGACAAGACACGAGTGGTCACAATCAGTAGATGTTCCGAGCACTGCAACAAAAGCAACCTTTGGAGCATATTTACGTGTCCCCGAAACTGATGAGTTAAGACCATTAAATAACGGAGGTCTTTACTTATGGCAAGATGTTGCAGCATCTCCTCCAACAGATGTATACGTAAAT